TATAACGTATTTAATAGTTGCAGAAACTGTATGGGTAGGGTGTTTTGGTCTTGAAATTATTTCTAAAATTTGTGAGGTTTTATTATATACCTAACACATACATTCGTTTACCCAAAAATATGTAGTGTATATAATCCATACATGTGTTATTGTAGCCGAAATAACTAAAATAACATTTGCAGTTTCTGTATCCATTGTTTTTAATATTACTAATAGTTTTAAGTAGTTGAACAAGGCATCAAACAAAGCTTGATATCCCCCAAATTTGCAACCACATAACGAATCATGAGGAACCAATCGTTCTTCATGTGAATTTCTAGGTTGTTACAAAGGTTAGTACACTTGGTGAAGAGAACAAGGTGAGGAAGTGAAAAATTACCAGTTACGATTTCATCCCCAGCTTTCTTCTGAATTGTAAACTCGTTTTCTCCGTCTCCCATAACTGTGGTTCGAGACGCAAAATGTCCTTTACAACCAAATGTCAGAGATGCTCCTACATTCTTAATTTCGACCGTCTTTGCTCCAAGAAGAGTCATATCACGACACATTTTCTGAAAGTCTAGAGACGGCATGGTGATATGGGTGCTGAACTCCGTATCGGGTAGTTGAATATCAGGCTCATCGCGATCAAGAAGGTTCAGCTTGTAGCGAGTCACCTGCTTGCGATCGCCGTCCTCTAGAAGAATTCCTAGAGTATTTGGATCCGTTTTATCGATGTAGAACGTAATCGTATCGTCATTGGTCGCCGTACGAACAATGCGGTATAAATGATCAGTATTTACGCCAATCAAAAACTTAGGAGAGTCATGATTATAGGCATATTTCTCAAATTTATCTGCATATAGTCGAAGATGGACAAGAACCGTACGAGTGTTATCCATAGCAATCATACGGATACCATCCTTATCAAAATGAAGACTCATTTCCACTAGAATACATTTGAGAGCCTCCTTCAAAGTTCGAACAGCTCCTGTCTGAACTGTCTTGGCCTCGACGATGTACTCTGGCATTTTTTTATTCTAAGTCCAGTTCCTCTAAAGGGATATCATTCCGCAAAATGGAAAAAGGGCCTCGCCTTTCATTCCCCCGGTTTTGGCCTCCGGGTAGCACCTACTCTTACTAAATAGGCTTTTAAGCACGTCTGCCTCCTTAGTCGAGACCCATCGCCTTCCGCCAGCATGCTCCGCAGAGCATCCAGCCAAAGAAGGACGAATACGTAGACTCGTTGGAGCAATCAGTGCACTGCATTTTGAGCGTGTTCTTGTCTTGTTTGCTTAGAAGTCGCTCGATGCTGTTTCTCTTGCTTAATTTTATAAAATCCGTTTTGCGTTCATGAGTTTACAATGAAAACACACAAACAAACAAATGAGCGAGACTGAATTTGCCAAGAATCACCTTCGAGAGCACCTAAGCGGCCTTCTCGTCCCCCCTGTTTCTGAAGGTTTCTGGAGCATATATGATTCATCAAAAAAGCTATGCGAAAGCAACGGTCAAATGGACCAAGTTCTTCGTACATTTCAAAATATGCTCACGCGAATCCCCGAATGGTCAGATGCTACGCTATCAACTGAAGTTGAGCGTATTGTAAAAGTTTCCAAATGTACATATTTAGATGACCTTCTTATGGGAGTGTTTATTTCGTACATGAAGTCATTTGCATCGCTTCACTATCGCGGTTCATCATCTCAGATCAAAATTGAGTTTGAGCGCCCTAATTTTGCCAAGTTTGTCCATGAGCTTTATAAGCATTCGGCTCGTAAGATTTGGCAGGTCGCTTATCTATTTAAGACGGTTGGTGTAGCGGCCGAGCAGCAGGCTCGTAATCGTCAGGATGTAGAGAAACTTATTGGAGACTGTATGGAACAAGTGATCCGTACGTTCCTTCCGTGGGAGCAGATCGCAAAGAATTACTTTGTAGATACGCCTGCCGAGATACCTTCACAGCCTCCTGCGGCGTCGAAGTCGGTCATGTTTGAAGATGTTCAGGATGATGATTCTTCAGACGAGGAAGAAGAGGAAGAAGACCGTCCTAAGATGAAAGTTTCTGATGAAGTCTTGTCAATTGAAATAGAAGAGCTTGATAAGCCCAAAGAAGAACCTAAAGTTGTAACTATCGAACCCGAAGTCGATCCTTTAAAAGAAATTGAATCAAAGGTTGGTGAGTCGCTCGTTCTAAATATGTAAGTTTTCACTGTAAACGAACACAAATGATGCTAGTTATAAGTTCACTTGCAGTTGCTCTAGTTGTTTTTATACTATACGCACTTGAACGTAAATCTAAAGATAAGCCAATTGACTGGATTGATGCGGGAAAGCTTACATTAGTTGGTGGTCTTCTAACGTCAGGTATTGTTTTTGCAACGACATCTGATGTAGTAAATACTGTAGCTGAAACGGTAACAAATGTTGAAATCCCTTCTGTTCAAGATATGTTTGTAGGTGTTCCTACTTTTTAATCAATGGTGAGAATATCGCCAAGTCCTACAGGACTTTCAACACCATAAATAGACTTTAAGTGCTCAATCTCCTTACGCGGAACAGCACTATCTCTCGAGTATCGTGCTATTGCTTTATATAAATGAAATCCGTGATAACGATCATGATGAGGATCTTTCTTTCCAAACATAATGGAAGATCCGTTATCCTGTTTTAGCCAGCGTATAAGAAAATTAAACAGTGTATTCATTTTGTAGTCATCGTGATCAGGACCTTCTGGAAAGAGATCCCAGAAGATTGATGTAGCAAGACGAACGAGATCAAATGAAGGATTCGGCTTTACACTGGCAAATTTATTATTATAAAAAGGTTCTGAGTTATACTGACCACCAGCTTCTTCGTTAACCGAAAAATGATCACTCATAAACGTCTTAGATTCTTTCATTCCAGCTAGACGGATTGAAGTTACACCACGCTCAAAATCAATGATCTTAATTAGGTAACCAAACGTAGGGACTTTATAATAAGAACCATTACAATTATAATATAAAAATTCTTGAGAAGTTGTAACGTACATCACATTATTTGAATGAAGATCATTGTGTGTCATTCCAAAATTTCGCTGAGCAAATGCAAGGGCAAACATAACTTGAGAAATCCATGCAAGATGTTTCTCAGTTTCCGTATTTTCAGTCATAAGCTTGTAGAGAGTTCCGTCGCATTTTTCCATGACAGTAGTTTGAACGGGGACATTTGCAAATGAAGCCCATGCAAAAGCTTCATCTGATTCGGTATCTTCGTTAACAGAACCATCTTCGTCATCATCACAATCGCACGAGGACACTTTAAATATGTAAGATGTTGAAACTGAAGATGAATCGCTCTCATCATCATCTTCTTCAGATCCTTCAAGTAACTGTTGTATCTCAGCTACTTCAGTGTCGCTAACATGATCAGCATCCAAATCCTCAACGCCTTCAAGCGTAGTAGCCTCGCCAAGATTTAAATGAGGACGCGATGTGCGTGTGTGTTGAAACTCAATAGCATCGCGAACATGATCAGCAAGTTTTAGATCAAATGTCTTACCGATATTTGCACTAAACCACGAGCGTTCACTTAGCTCCTCATAATCGTCAGAAATATCAATTGTGTGATTCTTTGAAAGTCCACTAAATACACCATACACTTTTGGAAAATGCTGGCACTTGGATTGTGATAGTATTGAAGATATTATACTTCCAACATAAGCAGCATTATGATGGGACTGTATCTTTGAAGATACTTCTGTTGATTGACCACTAGATGATGGAAGACCAATCGTTGAACCATATTCTCCCTGCATCCACTTGAAAGGACTTAAAATCATAGTCGTTTTGCAATGGACCGCTCGCTTTTCAAATTTTGATGTACGAATTGAATCCGAAGATAAAATTGAAGAAATTTCTTCATCAAATCGTATACCATAATCTCCTACTATTTCGAGATCATTCGTCTTAAATAGAACTTCAAGAGATGGAAAAAATGGCTGAATAGAATCAATATTCCAATGAGCTAGAGCACTTGATCGTATATTAGAAAGCGTCCACTTATGAAGAGAAAGAGGAATTGAGGAAGCCTTTAGTTCTGTCTGCTTTCGCTTCAGCATATTATTACTTCGTGTACAAACCAAAAGCAAAATCTTCACGCAGTATAGTTAATATGAACTTTAACATTAAAAAGTTCAATATCGAAATGCTTAAAGACCGATGTGAAATCGATTCTCGAAAATCTCCAATGATTGTTATTATTGGAAAAAAGGATACTGGTAAATCTTTCTTGGTTCGCGATATTCTCTACAATACACAGGATGCATTTCCAATCGGAACTGTTATTTCGGGAACTGAGGTCGCCAATGAGTTTTTTCAACACATGGTTCCTTCTAAATTCATTCATGATAAATACAAGCCTGAAATTGTAATGAATATGATCAAACGTCAGCTAACTGTAAAGACAGCTCGAAATCAAGATAAAGGACGTGGCGGTTCATCTTCAATCGATCCTCGCGCATTTCTAATTTTAGATGACTGTCTTTACGATGCTACATGGATTAAAGAAGAATCTACTCGTTACGTATTCATGAACGGTCGTCATATCGATTTAATGACAATTATTACCATGCAATATCCTCTTGGTATTACTCCCAACTTGCGTACAAACGTAGACTTTGTATTCATTCTACGTGAAAGTATAGTAAATAACCGCAGACGTATTTATGACAACTATGCAGGTATGTTTCCTACATTTGACATGTTTTGTCAATTTATGGACCAATGTACAGAAAATTTTGAAGGACTTGTAATCTGCAACGGAGTTCAGTCGAACCGCCTTGAAGATCAAGTATTTTGGTATAAAGCAAGTGATCACCCTCCATTTAAAATGTGCGATGATTCGTTATGGGCAGATAATAAACCGTTCTCTTCAACCATGTTGGCATCCGACGAGTATAACTCAGAAACAATGAAAACAAGCAAAAAGAATTCGGGCCCATGGGTACACGTTAAAAAAACTAGTTGATCTAAACAGTAACCTTCAGCGTAGTGAAGAATGCTGTTTTGATATCCAAACAAATAATACAAAATTTACAAATCGCGAATTGCTCCTTCCGTCGGGTGAACCGGGCGAGAAATTGCATCCGATAGCTCATCGGTTTCTACGAGACCAGCATCCTTCTTAGCATCAGCAAGGGCCTTCTTGCGGCGCTCATCGTTCTCCTTCTTCTGCTTCTCAATCTTTTGAGTCTTCTCCTCCTCGAAGAAAATTTCACGATTTACTTCGTTCTCTTTGTACTTGCGCATCATCTCATTGAGTTCCTGCTCGGCGTATTCAACTTCAGGCATGAGGTGCTCAGACGGATCCCACGGTAGCCAGCAACCAACCTTACCAACGTAGAGACTGTCCTTGGGGTAACGACGCTGTAGAACCTTAGCATACTGCTGGCACTCCTCAAGATTTGCAAACGTACGACGAACCTTAACACCACGAACATTGGTGCGGAATTCAACCTTCTCAGTAAACTCGGTCTCAAGATCCTTCTCGTGCTTTAGCAGGAAAACCTGGTACTGCTCATGAACATCTGTCTGTTTTACCTCGGCATTGTGAACCTTAGTAAACTCGGCCATGTCGTTAAATAGATCCTCAATTTTTAGAGAGTACTTCTTTGCGATAAAAGCCATAAGGTGCTCCATACCCTTCACTTTCCAATCATAGTCCATAAACTCGACAAACTTTTCGTTAAAGAATTCAGCCTTCTGCTTAATAACTTTCTCAGGACTGAGGAAAGAAATTACACAATAGCGCTGCGTCGGGATTTCAGGATCTTCGTCGAGATAATCGATCGTAGATCCGTCATCTTCCTTCTTAGGGAATGACTCGACTGGCATTTCTTTATATTAGACAACCAACTATGAAAATACTTTTTTAACGACGACGTCTACGACGACCACCTTCCTCACTCTTTACGAACGGATTGGGACCACGATCAGGGCGGGGACCCTGCTGGGGTCCACTGTTTCCGGGTAAAAATTGACGTTTTGCTTGATCAGGTACATTAGGAAGATTTGGCCTGACTCTGCGAGCTAATATATCAGAACATTGAAACTGAATAATGTAAAACATACGTACAATAAAATTAATTGTACCAATTCCGTAAATCCAGCCGTATGACGCAGCTTGATCTTTCTCGCTAGAAGCATCTGCAATTGAGACAATATAGACACCTAAGAAAATATCAGCACATAGTCCACCGATAATTAGAAATCCAGCTAAAAGATTAAAATAATCGGTGTGCTTTTCGAAACGCACTTGTAGAAGATAGTATAATAAATAAATAGTTACACATGCATTAAGAGCTGAAGATGATATTAAAAATCCTATATCTATATCACCGGTAGATGCATCTTCTCTGTATCTCTGATCTCCACGTGCCGTACCGTATATCTGCATAATATATGCTCCTATTGCCGCTAGAACGACGAATACAGTAAGTCCTGTCTGTACGACACTCATTTGTTATTAGCGCGAACTTTTATATTTGGAACACATTTGCCAATTCCGACCGTCTGTTGCATCATAATTGGAGCTTTACATCCGGTACATGGGCATTTTTTATGTTCATGTCCCAGAATATGTCCGACCTCATGCGATACCATATATTGTCTATAATTTTCAACACCTTGGCCACTTTTTATTGATCCTCGAAACCAACGATCTGCGTTTAAATACATATTGCGACCTCCAAGTTCAGCACATGATAAGTTTCCAGGTAATCCACATAATTTTGTAACTGTTCGTGGTGATGAAAGACGAATTAGAATATCTTGACCTTCATTCACGGGTTCAAAAAAATATCCATCTTTAGCCCAACCGTCAGGATCATTCAAATACGCTGTAATGGCAAGAGATATTTGATCGGAATTACGAATAAAATACTTTTTACTCACATCCTCGTCTATAATTACGCGAAATGTTTTTCGCATATCTACTCTAAACGAATATTTTCTCTCGTAAACTCTATAAAATGCCTGAACAGAAACAAGCTCAGGGAATGGGTATTGATTTTGGCGATCTTGTGAGTCGTGCGGTAAAGTATCTTCTAGAGGGTCTTGCGGTTGCTATTGCCGCCTTCATGTTACCCGGTAAAGTTATGAAGCTTTCTGAAATTGGCATGATTGCGCTCGTAGCAGTAGCCACGTTTGCTATTCTTGATGTATATGCACCTAGCGTAGGTGCGTCTGCTCGTACTGGTTCGGGTTTTGGAATTGGTGCTCATCTAGTTGGATTCCCTTAAGCATTTTCTATAAGTATCCTTAATAATTAAATAATGCTCAAACAAAAAATACCAAAGGCATTGAGAGAACAAGTTTGGATTGTCCATGCCGGAAAAGTATTTGATCGTAAATGTCTGACCGATTGGTGTAACAATACTATGACTGTATTTGATTTTCAATGTGGTCATAATGTTCCGGAATCAAAGAAAGGTAAGACTGATATTTCAAATTTAGTACCAATATGTTCACGTTGTAATTTATCAATGGGAAGTCAGTTCACTTTCACAGAATGGTGTAAGCAAAGTAAGGCACAACCTACCGAAAAGCCGACAGTATGGACAAAGATGATATCCAAATTGTTCGGTACAAAGGCAGCTGGTACAAAGTCAACGCGAAACCCTACGAACCAACTTACCAAACATTCAAAGTTGCGTGGGATCTTATCAGAAACCCCGAAATTAGCTCCGAAGAAGCGTACAGAAACTACTTCGAAAAAAGCAGAAAAGAAATAAAAGTATTATATCCGTCATTTCGTAAGGATGTTGAGTGAGATATTAATTGCACTTGCTTTAGCATTGTTAGTCGTTGGCATTTATTCGGCGATTAGAGGTTATCCTCCCGGTGTATCGACGTATCAAATGCCACCGCTTACTCAAAACGGAATAGATCCTGGTCAAGCCAAGTTTATGTTTTTCTATACTCCTTGGTGTCCTCACTGCAAGACAGCTCAACCTGTTTGGGCTTCTTTAAAAGAAACACTGAAAAATACACCTTCTACATTCGGAGGCCATACTGTAATATTTGAAGAAATCAATTGCGATTCTGACAAGGGAAAGAGTGCTCTTTATAAAATAGAAGGATATCCCACATTCAAACTAGAAACTGACAGTAAGCTGTATGACTTTAAAGGTAGACCTTCAGTTGCCGGTCTTGAAAACTTTTTAACACAGGTTCTTGGTCAGAAGAAAGCGACGTAATTTAGATGACGCATATTTAAAAATATCGATTATATCCATCTTTTCCAGATCAGATGATGATGTTAACATCGGATACATCAATGGTAATGTACATGGGTTATTTTTATGAAGACCACTTTGACGTGTGGCAATGGATATTAAATCGTATGCAAAATCAAAAGGCGAAACAGAATCAATTGTTTCGGCTGTAATTACGATTGTTCGCCGACGGGGCAATGTTAGTATAATTGTATCATCTGAAATAGGAACTATAACGCCGATATTTGGAGTAAAAAGATCTCCATCTACATATACTTGATTATACAAAACTTGCGGCTTAAATACTCCTGGTATACAGCATGAGCATTTAATAGCTTCTAACAGAGGAACATCTTTTGAAAAAATAGTTGGTTTTCCTTTAGTAACGTTTGATGCGATAATAAATAAGGGCATATTTGCATCTCCAATAACTTTTTTGCGAATATCTAATCCTGCTTCGTCAAATACAGAACATACTGTTTTTTCAAATTGATTCATAGAAAATAAACCCTTTTTCGATAGACACGATGTAATATCATATAACCCAATAGATGGAGTAAAATTCTTTGTAGATAAATGTTTTTTTGTTAAGTCTGAAAGTTTATCAATAGGAAGACCAAATGCAACATATGTTCCAATGATTGACCCAATAGATGCACCGTATACTCCATTTGGAAATTCTAGTTTTTGATATTTTGCTAATTCTTGAAGAGCCCCAACATGTAAGATTCCCTTAATTCCTCCACCACCAAGACCGAGGCGAGTAAAATGCTTCTGCATTTTTATATAAGTAAGAGTAGAATGCTACGAGCAAATGACGTACTGCAAGAACAACAGCAGCGACGCGATAATCGAATGGCCGCCATGATTCCAGTAATTGCACAAATTCAAGCAAAAATACGTCAACAAGCTATTCATAATTCAAATGCTCCTTACATCTTGTACGATGTTCCTACCTACGTTTTTGGTTACCCTCTTTTTTCTTTAAAAGAAGCACTTGAATATTTAGTGGGTGAATTCTCGCGAGCTGGTTATTGGATATGGGTTGTTGACGCAAAGTACCTCTTCATTTCATGGGTAAAAGCTGTAAAGTCTCGTGATGGAAAGCCAATTTTAACGACAAACTATCGTCCCCAAGTATATGACCCTGCATCGATCGCATTTCTTCCCGATGAAAGATAATGGCAGTCAGTGGTAAAAGTATATATAGCCATAAAAAACTTGGTTGGTCAAACACATTAGCATTAAGCGCTAATATTGCGGTATTGGCTATTTTCTATACATTTCTAGGAGGATTTATATCATTTATCTTTTATTACATCTTTGATGAATATGGCCCAGAAGATGAACCTCCTCGCAATAAAGAATGGGAAAATGTACCAACATGGTTTCAAATTTTTGATGTATGTGTGGAAGTAGTTATTATTGCTTTAATATCATTTTGGGTTACATTTCTTATTAATACAAGTGCACCGGTATTTCCAGTTAGACCCGATTTGAGCAGTTATGTAGATACTTACACAACTGGTATGTTTTTTATGTACACTGTTTTCTTATTTACAACAGACTTAACACATAAGCTAATATTTTTATATAACAAACTACTTGGAAAGCATTTTGATTCTATATTTCCTCAATATGGTTCAATACTAGATTTATCATTATCTTACACTCCTTCGCGTAAAACGAATGAGAGTAAAACTGTAGCATAGAAACACCAATGGACTGTAATCACTCTCTTGTTGTTGACGAAGGTCAGCATGTGTGTCAAAATTGTGGAACTGTATTCGAACAACTAATTGACGAAGGAGCTGAATGGAGAAATTATGAAGATAGTAAAGGCGAAGATCAGTGTCGTACAGGTTTTACAACCTCTGAACTTTTGCCAGAGTCTTCTTATGGATCCATCGTATCATATAAAGGAATTTCATCTTCAAATGTATCTATGAAAGCAGTACAACGACTTTCTTCGTGGTCTTTGTCGTCTAATAGTGAACGGTCTTGGATGGGAATCTTTGACACAATTCAACTATGTGGAAATAAAGTAGGACTTCCCAAATCAATTCTGTTTGATGCATGTGCTCTTTATAAGGGACTTGAAGAAGCTCAGAAGGTACGAGGTGAAACACGTCGTGCTTTGATGGGTGCCGCTCTATTTGTATCGTGTCGTAATCATCAAGCTTCAAGAAGTCATGAAGAAATTGCTGCACTCTTTAATGTAAATATTCGTAGTCTCTGCAAAGCAATTACTCGTTTTGTTCAAACCGAAAATACTGTTCTTGATACTCAAATTGGTATTGCTGAACGACTATGTAGTGCTCTTCATCTGAACGATAAACAACGTGAATCTATTATGGATATGTTGTATACAATTTCAACTAAATCGGAAGATGAATTTGAGAATACACCAAAAACAATTGTTGCTGGTGTAGTTGCTCATGTTATGGGGTTGAAGACAAAAACAGCAGTAAAACCTGTTGCTGACGCCTCGGGTGTTTCATCCTTATCAATTCACAAACTTGTTCAAAAACTTATGTAGCGGGAGAGTTGTTAGCGTAACATACTTCGCCCGTTGTTGGGTTGTAATACATTGCGTAAAAACTAGATCCTAAGCTTGATAGAGCAGCTCCCCGAATGGGCTTTATTACACAAGTGTTTACGGTGGTATTGTTTAGAGTTGCACCTGTTCCATTAATTATGATAGAATTGGATGCTTGACTGCTCTCACCGGCAAAAGATCCAAGAGCAACTGCATTGGAGCTCTGACCACTTTGTCCGGCTTTATATCCAACCGCTACTGCATGTTGGTTTTGATTTATCTGTCCACTACTAGCTCCAACAGCGACACAAAATTGATTCTGGCTGGTGGTTCCAGCAGTCTCTCCAATAGCGACTGAACTAAGACCCTGACCGGTTTGTCCGGCACCAATTCCAAGAGCGATTCCATTTTGGGTTTGATTGCTCTCTCCGGCTTGATAACCAATAGCGATTCCATAGGGACCCTGATTGACAGAACCGGCTGTATAACCAACAGCGATTGTACCAAGACCTTGATTGCTATATCCGGCGTAATAACCAACAGCGGTTCCACCTGAGCCCTGGAGATTATATCCAGCTCTATGTCCAATCGCTATTGCGTTTGTCGCCTGACTGGTTTGTCCGGCATTAGTTCCAACCGCTACTGAATAGTTAGATTGATTACTTTGTCCAGCATTTAATCCAATCGCGACTCCTTCAATACCCTGGGTAAGTTGTCCAGCAGCATTTCCAATAGCAACTGCATTGGAGCCCTGAGTGGTTTGTCCACTTTGATTACCAACTGCTACTGAAGCGGAGCTCTGATTGCTATTTCCGGCATAATTTCCAACTGCTACTGCAGTGGCGGTCTGAGTGGTTTGTCCAGCATAATTTCCAACAGCTACTGAACCGGAGCCCTGATTGGTGTATCCGGCAGTATTTCCAACTGCTACTGAATTGGATCCCTGACCGCTTAGTCCGGCACCAATTCCAAGAGCGATTGCATTTTGGGTTTGATTGCTCTGTCCGGCTTGATAACCAATAGCGATTCCATAGAGACCCTGATTGACAGAACCGGATCTATAACCAACAGCGACTGTACCAATACCTTGACTACCAGATCCAGCACTAACTCCAACTGCTACTGCATTAGATCCCTGACTAGTTTGTCCGGCAAAAGTTCCAATAGCTATTGCACTCACACCCTGACTGGTGTTTCCAGCACTAATTCCAACTGCTACTGCACTATCACCCTGAGTGGTTCGTCCTGCACTTGATCCAACTGCTACTGCTGCGCCTCCCTGATAATTAGATCCGGCATAATAACCAACTGCTACTGTATTGGATCCCTGACTACTTTCTCCAGCACCAATTCCAACTGCTACTGAATTGGTTCCCTGACTAATTTGTCCAGCACTAACTCCAACTGCTACTGAATTGGATCCCTGACTGCCTTGTCCGGCCGAATTACCAACTGCTACTGCACTCGTACCCTGAGTTGTGGTTCCAGCACTAACTCCAACTGCTACTGCATTGGATCCCTGAGTTGTGGTTCCAGCACTAACCCCAACTGCCACTGCACTCACACCCTGATTGCTAGATCCCGCCAAATAACCAACTGCTACTGAATTAGAATTCTGATTACTTTGTCCGGCCGAATAACCAACTGCTACCGTATTAGCTTTCTGATTGCTATATCCGGCGTAATAACCAACAGCGGTTCCACCTGAGCCCTGGAGATTATATCCAGCACTATATCCAACCGCTACTGCATTTTGCCCTTGATAGGCATATCCGGCATAATAACCAACTGCTACTGAACTCGTACCCTGGCTGGTGGTTCCGGCAGCTCCTCCAACAGCTACTGTATTGGAGCTCTGGTTGGTTTGTCCGGCAAAAGTTCCAATAGCTATTGCAGCGGTTCCTTGACTAGTTTGTCCGGCAACATTGCCAATTGCTATCGCAGTGGTGCCCTGATTGGTGTTTCCGGCATAAGATCCAACTGCTACTGCATAACTATTCTGATTGCTATTTCCAGCAGCATTTCCAATCGCGATTCCGTCAAAACTCTGATCAATTTGTCCGGCAATATTTCCAATCGCGATTCCACCAGTGCTCTGATTGGTTACTCCGGCATTACTACCAATACCCACCGTTGTTGCCCCTCCTGAACCATTGGTAGCTGCTGCTGGACCAGAAGCTCCTGTAGCTCCTACAGGACCTGTTACACCGCTAGCACCTGTAGGACCCGTTACACCCGAAGCTCCTCTTACTCCTGAAGCTCCTGTAGGACCCGTTACACCGCTAGCGCCTGTAGGTCCTGTTACACCTGTAACTCCCGAAGCTCCAGTAGGTCCTGTTACACCGCTTGCGCCTGTAGGACCCGTAACTCCTGAGGCTCCAGTAGGTCCTGTAACTCCTGAGGCTCCAGTAGGTCCTGTAACTCCTGTAACTCCCGAAGCTCCAGTAGGACCTGTTACACCGCTTGCACCTGTAGGACCTGTTACACCGCTTGCTCCAGTAGGACCTTCAACTCCCGAAGCTCCAGTAGGACCTGTTACACCGCTTGCACCTGTAGGACCTGTTACACCGCTTGCTCCAGTAGGACCTTCAACTCCTGAAGCTCCAGTAGGACCTGTTACACCGCTTGCTCCAGTAGGACCTTCAACTCCTGAAGCACCTGTAGGACCCGTTACACCTGTTACACCCGAAGCTCCAGTAGGACCTGTTACACCGCTTGCGCCCGTAGGACCTGTTACACCTGTTACTCCTGAAGCTCCAGTAGGACCTGTAACTCCACTTGCACCTGTAGGACCTGTTACACCGCTTGCGCCTGTAGGACCTGCTCCTGCAACTCCAGTAGGTCCCGTTACTCCTATGAAAGGCTCCCCATTAAGTGTGATTTGACCAGTTGTATTAATATTGCCATTTACTGTTAGACTCGTAGACGTAATGCCACGGACCGATAAATTTCCTGTTGATGTGATATTGCGAACTGCTAAATTTCCTGTTGAATTAATGTTACCAACTGCCAAACTACCCTGTAAAGTATGGTTACCTCCTACCCCTACAGTTTTTACACTTCCTGTAAGATAAATATCGTCAACATTGATAATATCTGTTTTTACAGTGTACCCGTCACCTTCTTCATCTGTAACAATTTTTGGCGATATTACACGTTGTAAAATATTTTGCACACTACTTCCGGAAAATGGATCATTTCCAGGTCCCGTGCTCATTTGTTAATATGGAGCTAAAAGCGTTTAATTCCTTTTCTCGTACTAACAGCATGGAGCCTCTTTTCGACCCCTCTTCAGTAACTTTGGGTGGACGTTATACTTTGTTCCCCATTTCTCCCTCTGAACAGGATTTGTATAAAATGTACAAAAAGGCGGTTGCAACTTTCTGGACAGTTGAGGAAATTGATTTCAATAAAGATAAGGAAGATTGGGAAAAACTAACTGAGAACGAGCAATACTTTATTAAGCACATTTTGGCATTCTTTGCAGGTTCTGATGGGGTTGTTCAGGAAAATTTGGCCACTCGATTTCAAAAAGAAGTCCAGTCTCCAGTTGCTCGTCTCTTCTACGGTCTCCAAAATGCAATGGAAGGTATTCACTCGGAGACATATTCACTCCTAATTGATCAGTATGTGAAAGATAAGGATGAACAGATTAAGTACTTCCGTGCAATTGATGAAATTCCCGCTATTCGCAAAAAGGCTCAGTGGGCTATTAGTTGGATCGAATCCCCTACAGATTATGCGACTCGTGTCGTGGGATTTGCTTGTGTAGAGGGTATCTTCTTTAGTGGATCATTTTGTGCAATTTACTGGCTAAAGAAGCGAGGGCTTCTTCCTGGTTTGACATTTTCAAACGAGCTTATCTCTCGCGACGAAGGTCTCCATACTGAATTTGCAGTAGCAATGTATCATAAACTACAGCATAAACTAGATGTGAGTGAAATTATTACAATCGTAACAAGTGCAGTGGCATGTGAGACTGAGTTTATTTGTCAGGCACTTCCTTGCTCTTTGATTGGCATGAATGCACGCGATATGTCACAATATATTCAATTTGTAGCAGACCGCTTAGTAGTTCAACTTGGTTATCCTAAGATTTACAGAACAGCTAATCCGTTTGATTTTATGGATTTGATCTCACTTGAAGGTAAGACAAACTTCTTCGAGAAGAAGGTTTCAGAGTATTCTAAGCCAGGTGTTGGTATGAGTGCACATGACATGGAAATTAGATGCGATGAAGAGTTTTAGCGTATATAGTTGGGACGGTAATTATTAAATTGAGTTGAAATAGGACCAACTTTTGCCCGAAGAACCGGTAGAGTATAGGGAGATACAATTTTATTACTAAAAGACGGTAAAAAATCGGTCACGCCAGCTGTAGTAGGAACATACTGGTATAAGTGAGTAATAACTTTTTGATTATTTGTTCTCGCCTGAGCGGAGATGCTGCGTAACTTATTCTGACGTGTGAATGCAGATGCGTCCGGCGTGGGCATTCTTTACGTTTAAACAAAGAAGGTTTCTTCACTACAATTCATAAATGGACTTTCTTAGTGCAGCTGTCGTAGTTCTCGCATCTATGATATTTGTCCTCTCAGGTATGATGGGCTATCTCTTCTGGCAACAAAATCGTCTACTTCAGCACGTACAGGGTCTTGCTGTGGCTGTTTCAACTGTTCTAACACCTCCTGTTGTAGAAGACACTCCTCCTGAAGTTCCCGTTCAAGAAGAGCCTGTGAAGGAGGAAGACGACCGTGTGTCTGTGGATGAAGATGACGTCGAAGTTGTTGAAGGTCCTCCCGTTACGGCCACGATCCCTGAGAAGACAGATGTAGATGATCTACAAGATAAGACTGTAAAACAGCTACAAGAACTTCTAACGCAAAAGGGTATCCCCTACGGCAAGCGTGACGCCAAAACAGTTCTCCTTCAGCTACTAAAAGCTACTGTCTAAGAATAATGAAGATCCAAAATAAGTATTTGGACACATTAGCCGGTACTAACAAATCAATTTTATGTTTTGATTGTGAATTCTGGAGAGTATATGGTAACGCTGGCTACCACGCGATCCCCGGAACAAACGAATTTTTTATGCCTCGCGAAGTAGGTGGATTTTTATTAACAAAAAATAGTGATGAAAGCTGGGAATATCATAAGCACTTTTTTGTTACACTCTCTCCTCCAAATTTAGATATATCTTTTATATCATCTCAGTTTGCAACGGTAAGTGCAAAAACTGCAGAAGAACTCGACATTATTCAAGCTACGTTAGTTATGCCATGGTCTGCTGCTTATAAAAATTCATTACCCGAAGAACAACACGAAATACTTGAAGAAGGTATTAATGCATACTTAAATGATCCTAATATCAAGAAAAATCATAAAACAAAAGCTTGGTATAAAACATTTTTAGAATTATATTCCAATTCACTTATTATAGTAAAGGGCAAAAGTGATATTCAGGCACTTGAGAACGCTTGTACTTACTACAAGATACCGTACAAACAACCACTCGATGTATATGATATTGCGGATTGGAATAAACAAAGTCATTCTAAATGTGGAACGGCTAGATTAGAAGGAACGTATAACTGTATCTTAAATGAAATACCGGACGAAACAGGAAAAAAACGTCATCTACGTGAAATTCTACCTTTAGGTGAAGCTCACGACCCTTCTTCGGATGCTGCTATGACACTATTAGTTGCGCTGTATATTGTTGGAACCAAGCGAATGTGATATTGAGATGTAATTTGAGTTCCTTTCTTTCGAAATGCAAGCTTTTTCCAACTTTCGTGAAGAGGAGAAGATTTAAAGTTTAACATGTGAATCGTTCGATTTTTCATGTTAACCACAACATTAATATCTCCTTCGAACTCTTCATAGAGTTCACTTGATAATTCAAAATCAAAGACTCGTTCTTCATCTTTTGTCAACTCTGCAACCAGTCGGTTAGCTTTACCATCAATATCTATAAAGTAACTATTACTCCTAAGAACCTCAAACTTGTAGATTTCTGTGATACGTTCCATCTTTTAACACTAACCAACAATGTAAAAAAATGATTCGTTTTTACCAAATCGCGCTAGATACTACATTTCCATCTTTATCATAAACAGTCTTGTCAACCATACTAAGAACTACAGTCCATCCATCTGTTAGCTTTCGAGAACAGGGGAAAACCCAGAAATCAAGAAAGCGAGTAAGATCGTCATTGTTATCTGCATCAAAATCTACAGAACCAAATCGTTTCTCAATTGAAACGTTAGTAATGATAGTCATTCCGTCAAATCCGCCAGTTTGAAGCTCATAATCTAGAGCAGTCTTTAGAAACTGTGCGGTTGATTTGTCTACACTTCTCAAATCTACAAAGACGCCATTCTTGTAAAATACGGCATCAAGCGTAGCAGAAGTTGCATTGAAGAGACCCATTTTGTTGAAATTTACTGAATAAAAAACTATAAATCCGTTTTTACTAATAAAGCAAACCATCGAGATCTGAAACAGCTCTTTCAGCTGTCTCTTCGATATCGTCCGGAATTTCCTGATTTTTGCCACCATATTTTACATTAGAATGTACTAGTTTACCGGTCACATGGTTCCATGTTTTGGAATTGTTTGGCATAAAGTAAAGTAGTGTACAATTCGTTCCATCACAATTTCTTCCGTATGTGTCCATTTTCTCAACAGAAAATATAAAACATCCTAAATACTCACCATTCACATCTTTCATCTTGTAAAACTTTTCAGTAGATAGAAGGTTCATTTTTTTACAGGTTAGTTAACAAAAAAACTATTAAATTCGTTTTTAAGTCTTCTCAACTGTCTCTTCGATATTGTCCGGAATAGCCGGATTATCTTCGTCGAAGAATTCCGAGTATGTTAGACATATTCCGTTGAAATACTCCCACTCTTTCGAGTTGTTTGGCATAAAGTACATTTTAGTACCTGTTCTCATTCTATCGATTCCATCTCCATACCATTCATTTGCAAAGCTAAAGCGTCCAAGATACTTGCCAGTCGCCTTCACTCTATAGAACTTATTGTAGTCCATGGTGTTTTGATGTCAACAGTATTACTTTAAACACAATTCGTTTTACTAAATAAGGATACATGAAATTGGTTTCGTTTGATGTAGGATTGCGTAACTTGGCATTCTGTGTTCTAGAAGGAACAAGTAGAAAAGATGTAAAA